GCGTTCTGGAAATCTTGATTCTGTGCATCAGCATCAGTATTAAGTTGCATAGGATCTGCAGCAATTGTAATAATATATGAAGCTCCTGACTCCATACCAATAATTCTGCGTTCAACAGATGCTTCTCCAATACCAGAAGCCTGGAAATATCTAGCTTGATTATCGCTTGAACGAATTTGATCTACTGTAATAACAGAAGCATAACCACCAATAAATTCAATACTAGCTAATATTCCATGCACAAAAATCGGTTTATTGTTTACATCATATCCAACAAATTGCTGTACTTCTTCACCAATTGCGTGGAAGTTTAAATTATTGTGAGCACCAAGTGTTAAACGTTGAGATGGTGCAAATGTAAGTTGAATACTATCAATATCTTCATATCCAGTATTCATCTTCTCACCAGAATACTCCCATGTTTCGCAATGTAATTCATAAACGAAAACGTTAGCCAACTGATAGAAAGCAGCTTCGTGTTCAACGAACTTAATTTCAAAGAACGTACCAGAAAGAGGGATATAAATTAAATCGCCTTCGTTAGGTCGACCACCAATTGTAGTAGTATTTTCACGACCAATAAAGTTTTCCCAACGTCTGCGAGATACAACAAACTTAGCTTGGTCTCGAATTTCTAAACCAAACTTAGACATGATTGTTCCTTCACCAGAATAACCAGATTCATCGATATACATTTCGATGAAATAAGCTTGGTTATATTCTGATGCTGTTGCGTCACCCAAGATCTTATCTAGATTACGAATGTTGCGAGGAATATAATAAACGTCTTGACCATAAATACGCAAAGACTCTTCGATCATATCCTCATAGAGACGTTGTTCAGATATTTGACCGGGGTTAAAATAGACATTGGTTGGCATATCGCTACTCTATTATCCGCAGAAAAAGTCTACTGGCAATTCATGTGTATCTCTTAATTCTTTCTCTAAATCACGAATATCACCTTCAGCATCATCGATATATTGACGAGCATTAATTGTAACACCACCTGGTAATTGCATACCATCGAATTTAGCTAGGTTTGCACCCCATTGGAATTGAATTAGAGATGTTGCATAGCGCTTTAACCAGAAATCATTCCACACTTCTGGATTATTAACACGTTGATATGCTTCAACCATAATATATTGACCTGCTTGGACTTTTTCACTCCACTTAGTCTCAATGTATAATCTGTTACCATGACGTTGGTATTGAACTGTCTGAACACCATTTAATAAAGAATCTAATGTTGAAAGATATTGTTGCATTTCAACATAATATTGCATTGAGTCTGCACGATACAATGCATAAAAGTCATTCATATACATTTGATACTTCATATTAAACATATTAATGCTTGACCATGCAGCAGTTAACGGTAAAATACGTTGTACAGAAATTACATCGTCTGATAAAGTTAAATAGCCATTTGCTATATCAATTTCACTTACTTGAACTGGGATATAAACTCTTCGTTGTCCATCATAATGATAGTCATAATATTTTTGAAGCGCCTCATCAATACGATCGTCTAACTGATCATCATCAATATTAACTTCAAGCACGGGAGAACCCAATGCTCTTAAGCAATAATCCTTTAATTCTTGTCTATTTGTTGGAATTGCCATTTTTTGCCTTTATTATTTTAAGAATGACTTAACCATCCAAGCATATTTCTTATGTTGACCAAGTCTATCAGCACAATAATTTGAAATTTGATGGGCATGTGCTGCTTCAGCCTTATGATAAAGATCTTCATATAAACTGATAATAGTCTGATTATCAGTTAAAAATTTTGAAAACATCTGTTGTGCAGATGGAAATCCATCTTCATCTTTAATAACAGATTCACTAGAATATACACTTAAAGCACCTGGAGCATATTCTCCCTCTTGACGAATATATTCTGCTAATGTATCTGTTTGATCCCAAAGATCATCATATACGTCAGACCAAAATCCATGATATTCTGCAAAATTTTGTGACTCTACATTCCAATGAAACATATGTGTTTTTAGATATAACACAAAATTAGATGTTAAAACTTTACGAAGTGCTTGTACTAAATCTGTCATTTATTTTCCCTTTAGCTTGGAGTTCCCCAAGCAGTAATATCAGTTGCTGTTGTAAACGCACCAGTAGAGCTTAGTGATGTAACTAAATTTCCATTATATTTAAATAATAATGAATTGGTTGATGTATCATGTTGAATTGTCCATAAACCTAGTGTTACGTTTCTATTAGTTAAACTAGCATTAGGTAATGTAACTGTATTTACTTCAACTGTATCAGTTACAATATTTTTATTAACATTTAACTTATTATTTACAGTAGAAAGTGTTGTACCATTTAAAGCTAGTGTTCCACTTAGTGTTGTATTACCGGTTACATCAAGTGTTCCACCAACATTTGTATTACCTGTTACACCAAGTGTTCCGCTAAATGTTGCATTACCAGTATGTGAAGATGTTCCAGTTACAGATAATGTACCAGCAATTGCTGTATTACCATTCGAACTAGTTACATTAAATTTGTTTGTGTTAATGGCAAAATCACTAGCTATTACCAATGATCCAGCTGATGTAATATTACCTGTTGTATGATTAACTGTAAATTTACCATTATTGACATCAATATTATTCCAAAGCTTTAACCATCCAACCAACTCAGTGTTGCCCCAAGTTTTTGTATTATATCCAACTTCAAGTGAGGCATCAACTTTTAAATTATCATGTATTTGAGTATATTGACCTACTTCAAGCGTTCCTAATATGCTTGTAGCTCCATGATCACCTACTGTATGATCATATGTTATTTTACCATCAGCTATACTAACATTAGTTGTTACATGTAATTCTCTACCAACTTCCATGTTGGAATTGGTATATACCCACGAACCGTCGCTGTCATGACCAATTGTAATATTAGTTGCTGCATGTCCAAATCTAATTTCATTTACATTAGAAATTAATAGATTAAAATATGTATCATTGTCAGTATTAATATGATGATTATTAAATGTTGCTTGACCATGAAATAATGCATCTTCTTGTACTTCTAATGTACCATGTGCATATACATTACCAGTATCATGATTAACAATAAATTTAGTTTCATTTACAATGAAATTTTTATCAACGTTGAGTTCACCAGTTAAATCAACGTCTCCAGTAGAATGGAATACGATAGCTCCATTATTTACAGATGCATTATTAAATGCAAAATGGCCAGGAGAAATAATATTACCATTATCTGCATGAAGGTGAGTTGGTCCAATAATTAGACCTTCTTCTAGTTCACAAAATTGTCTTACAGATGTTGTCATTTTATGAAGTTCCGCCAGCTGTTACGTAATTTCTAATAAGAGATACTTTCACTCGATCTGATACTTCACCATCATAAGTAATTTCTTGTATTTTTAAATATACTTCACTATTATCTTGTTGAACATCAATTTCTACTAGTTTTCTATTAGTATAAACTCTATTAAAAACTGTATAGACCGTATTATCTTTATTGGTTACTATTGTAATATCAAAAGTGTCAATTTTATGTGGTTGAGTTGCTTGAGATTCACATATTACTGTATATTTTGCAACCATAGTTTCTACATAATAATAACTATCTAAGACAGTATATCTGTCTTGATAAACAAAAGCGCCTTGAGATGTTGTATGGTGACACGCAGAACCATTGCGAAGGATTAACCCTCCGTCAGTGCGTCGAGAGAAAAAATTTTCTAGCCAATGAGCCATGAATATGCCCTAATTGATGATTAGTTACTGATCTATTTATAATTATTGAACTATCGGAATGCCTTTAAAATGCTCCAAATGACCTTGTAATACACTAACATCTCTATCAACTTCAATTAATGAATCAAAATCATTAACTCCAAATGTTCTCTCACAAGCATGACAATCCCAACATTCGTTTTTACAATTTTTAAGTACGTGATTTAAAGCTTTGCCTTTTTTAGATGCCCAAATATTTTCACTGATAACATCTGCAATATATTTCCAAGTAGTTTTACATTCATGATTTTTATCAACAGTTCTACCAAATTGCCAGGAAGGTGCAATAGGGCCAAGATCATTCTCAATAATATCTTGTAGACAATCGGCTGATGAATATGTACCAACATCCAAATGATTTAAAAACCATGGATCATATTCATATCTTCTTCTATAATTGGGTTTAAGAATAGACCAAACAAATTTTTCTTTTTCAGCATCAACATTATTAGGAATTTTGCCCATTCTACCAGAAAATTTAAAATAATCAATCATTTCAGCATATTGATAAAAGGTTTCTTTATCACCCCAAACCATATCTGTTCCAAGTCTTGGAAGATCATTCGTTTTAGTATTACGCCATAATCCACAAGTCAAATTACCATGATTTTTCCAATATTGAAATTCTGGTTCTTTATTCATTGTGTCATGTTCAACCTTAAATGGACAATGAGGCATACAGCCCTCAGTTACTAATAAACTTAATTCCATTTCAGGATATTTTTTTCTTAATGGCTGAATAGCCTTTAAAGCATCCATGTCTCGATTTAATGATCGATCTAAATTGATAACATCATAACCAAGCGTATACATATCAACAACTTGTTGAGGCTTGGTTATAATATGATTTACAGTATTTTTCCATTTCATTTCAGGAAAATTCTTTTGTAAAATTCCCATAGCCATCATATGTGTATGAGAAATTGTACATGATCTAATACCCATATCATAAAATTTACCGATATGCTTAATAAATCCATTTAATACATCTTTATCGCCGCATAATTCTTTATTTGGATATGTTTCATTAAATGTTAAAGAAAGCACAATTCCAAATTCATTTTGAATTTTCATCATATATTCAAAATGAGATTCTGGAGATGTTGCGCCCATAACATCTCCATATGCAAATTTCTTTCCATTCCATGTATATTGATATGGGATAGAAAAATATAAATCTCTTATTTCAGCACGATATCTTGGATGTGCATTTTTCAAATAAGTATAATATATTGATGGATCTTCTGTAAATTGTGGATATCCAAATGAAATAATTTTATCAAAATTCATGTTAAATCCTTGTTCAAAAAATAAAGGGAGATTACTAATCTCCCTTTATATATGCTTTATAATTTTAATTTATTTTGTTGGAACTGTCCATCTACCAGCTTCAATATCAGCGTGCAGATCTAATGCCATTTGTCGCATATCAATATA